TGCTAGAAAATGATGAGGAAATTACAGAAAATATTGACGAATCGAACATCAGTTTGCAAAAAGATATAAATTATGATAACGTTTTAACTGTGGAAGATAAGCTCTTTGATGAAGGTGCTGAGGTTTCTGACGCTCTCTCCGTTCAGGAGAAGGCGTCTTTGCTTCGGCGTTTTATGAATTGGCTCCACAAAGATATGGAAGATGAAACTTCCACATCTGACGACATAGAGAAGTTTGAAATAGAAGCTTCTCCTGACTCAAATCAAGATTCCGAAGGAGATGTAGATATGGATATTGATATTCTGAAGGATGCGCTTGGTGCAGTCGTTGATGAGAAGCTTTCCCTCCTAAAGGAGGAACTGAAGTCTGATACTCAGACTTATGTTGATGAAAAGTTGGATTCAGTTGCAAAAAGCGTTGAAGTTGAGGAGGCTGAGGTCGTAGAGACCGAGGTTGACTCATCTGCTCTTGATGCTGCTGTTGCTAAGTTCCGCGAGGAGCTTGATGGTGCAATGGCGACCATTCAGGAGCAGAAGGATGCTCTTTCTGATGCTTCGGCTAAGATCGAGCAGTTAGAAACTGCCGGCGCTGTGAAAAAGAGCGTCGAAAGCGACGAAGAAATGGTGGAGGATGAGATTATCGCTAAGGTTGATGAAACAACTTTCTGGGACAACCTCTACCTTCCCCAAGAGCTTATTAAGGCTTTTGGATACGAAAAGTAAAAGGATATAAGGAGGAAGATAATGTCAACTCAGGAAGAAATTCTTGCGAAAGCAAATGAGGTCACTACCAGCGTTGTCGGAAACGCCAGTGGCGGCATTTTAAAGCCGGCTCAGGCCAACCGCTTCATTGATTTCGTCGTTGATCAGTCTGCCCTCTTGCAGTCCTCGCGAGTTGTGCGTATGCGGACCCCGCAGATGGAGATCGATAAGCTCTCCATCGGTACGCGCATCATGGCGAAGGCTACTGAGGCTTCTGACACCGGCGCAAACGCTGCTGTTACCTTCACCAAAGTGTCGCTTACAACTGTGAAACTTCGTTTAGACTGGGAGATCAGCACTGAGTCCCTTGAGGACAACATTGCGGGTGATTCGTTAGAGGATCATCTCGCATCGGTGATGGCCCGCCAGACGGCGAACGACCTTGATGACTTGCTCATCAATGGCGATACTACGAGCAGCAATGGTCTGCTCAAGAGCCTTGACGGCTTCATTAAGCTTGGAAAGGCAAGCGGTTATGTTCTGGATTGCGAGGGCGGCACGCCGATCTCTCGTTCAGTCTATGATCGTTCGCTTCGTAAGATCCCAAGCAAGTACCTGCAGCGCCGCAATGATCTTCGGTTCATGTGTGGTCCTCAATTAGTGCAGGACACCATCTATCACTTAGGAGATCCGTCTGTTAAGGTTGATGGGAATGTCGCTTCTGGCGGCTCTCCGGTCAACTCTGATATTGGTGGTCGGTACTTTGAGGGTGCTGGTGGTGCAAACGGCGGTCCTGGTGATACAGGCTTGCGTCCGTTTGGCATTCCGGTCCTTGAGGTTCCCCTCATGCCGGAAGCAGAGGCTGGCGATTACAGTGGTGCCGCAGGCAGTCACGGTTATCTGATCATGACTTTCCCGCAGAACCACATTGTTGGTATTCAGCGTGAAATCGTTGTGTATCGCGAGTTCAAGCCCAAGAAAGATACTATTGAGTACACTCAGTTTACTCGGGTTGCGTCTAACGTTGAAAACTTTGACGCTTACGTGATCACGAAGAACATTAAGCGCCGCGCCGCTTAAACATAGTGAATAACTAATGGAGACGCAGGGGCAGTGAGTAACTGCCCCTCGTCTTCGTTAGAAGTAGGTTTTGTATTATGAAAGGAGGTATGGTAAGATTTAGTCATGGCTGATGATAATGTAGTTACTTCTGAGTCCATTCAGGACGCGGAAGTCGAAGAACCAAAAGAAGCCGCTGCTGAGGCGCCGGCAAAGAAAGCTCCGGCAAAGAAGTCTGCTTCTGGGAAAGAGATCTTAGTAAAGATGGACGGTCCCAGAGGGTATGCTATGGGTAATCACGAGTTTACTCTAGAGCATCCTTTTAAGGCTTTACCGGAGAAAGAGGCTTTACATCTTATTTCAACTGGCTCGTTTGTTCGAGCCAAGGAGTCTGACGTTAAAGCTCATTATAAGGAGTAATTATGGCTGACGAAGATGTACAGACGGAAGTGGTAACGGCAGAGACATCTAAACCGACTTCGTGGGGTGCTAAGGCATCCGATGATGGCGTTTGGGTAAAGATGGTCAACGGCCCCACATCATATAGCATGCACGGACACAAGTTCACAATGGATGAGCCGGTTCAGTGTGTGTCACATGATATTGTCAACATGTTGTTGGCAACTGGGAATTTTGTTAAAACAAAGAGACCCAAATAAAAAGTATTAAAAATAGGAGGTTGTAATGGCCGCAATTAGCAATTATTTGGAAAACGAGCTTTTGGATCATGTCCTTAAGAATGCAGCGTATACCAGTCCTTCGACTGTGTATCTTGCGCTCTATACTTCCAACCCAACGGATGCAGATTCCGGTACTGAGTGTTCAGGTGGGTCGTATGCCCGTCAGTCGATTACTTTTGGATCGGCGGCTTCCGGTGGTACGATTTCCAATACTGCAGATATTACGTATACGAGCATGCCTGCCGCAACGGTGACGCATGTTGGTATTCATGATCATGCTTCTGCTGGAAACTTGTTATTCCACGGTGCTCTCAGTTCGTCTAAATCTGTGGATGCAGGGGATACATTCAAAATTTCGACCGGCGACCTAGACATTTCGCTCGACTGATCGGGGTAAGTTATGACCCTGAAGAGACGAGAGTTTGTAGGAGCCGCATCGGAAACAGAATTATCTGCCGGTATTAATTCGTCGGCCACATCCTTTACTGTTACAAGTGGATCTGGGTTCCCGGATGGGAGCACATATCCGTTTGTAGTGGTATTGGATCGTGGCGCGAATGATGAAGAGAAGGTATTGGTGTCGTCTAGATCTGGCAACACCTTTACAGTCGCTGAGAATATTGGTGGAGTTGTAAGTGGTCGTGGCTTCGACAGTACGACTGCTGCTTCTCATGATTCCAGTTCAACCGTCGGGCATGTCTTGGATGCAACCACTATAACAGATATTAGTCAAACGGTTTATGATAACGAGGTTTTATATTGGATGGGGGTGGCCTAGATGGCACAATTCACTGCTAAAAATTTGTATAGAGGACAGCCTGGTACCTCTATTGGCACCCTGTATACCGTAACTAATACTAATGATTATTATACTATTGTAAAAAATATTATTATTTGTAATACTACGAATAGCGCTGCAAACTTTGATTTGCATGCTGTTGCATCTGGCGGGACTGCGGGTGTAACAAATCAAGTGTTCTCCGATTTCGTTGTGCAGGGGGATGAGACTGTATCTATTGATGTCTCAATGGTTTTAGCCAAAAATGAGACATTACAGGCTCTTCAGGCGACATCTGGAGCTCTAACCCTGACTGTCAGCGGAGTCGAGTACACGACGTAATGGCGATTAAGCATTTTCCTTCCGCCAAAATTTCTGCATCTTCGACCCATTCTGTAAAGACAGAAACTACTGCTGGTGCTCCTTCTTCTACAATTGAAGATGGATCTATTGCAGTTGATACGACGAATGATGCGTTTTACTTCAGGTCAGGGGCAGCGTGGCGTCAAGCTGGGGCATCTGTAACTGTTGCGGATGCTCCACCCTCTAGTCCTAGTGATGGCGACATGTGGTTTGAGTCGGATACCGGCAATACGTTGGTGTATTATACGGATGCTAACACTTCTCAGTGGGTTGAGATTGGTCATACTCCTGATTCGTCTCATGAGTTTTTCATCAGTGTTGATGGCGGTGTGCCGGATAGCAATTATGGTGGCATTAGTACGATTGACGGGGGGACGGTGTAATGGCAACGGATTTCCCGGCTTCCCCAGCGGTAAACGATGTTCATTCTGTTGGCAACACGATCTGGTTTTGGAACGGTGTCTATTGGGAGCTTCAAGCCAACACCACGAAGTATACTTCTGGAGATAATGCTCC